GGATGCAGCTGCAGCTGGAGCCACATCTACTCGAGCTACAATTCTTGCTAATGCCCCTACTGCCTCACGGCATGTGTTAGTATCAACTCCCGATAGACACTTAGTATTTTTTGGAACCGAAACCACGGTCAGTGATTCGACGACTCAAGACGATATGTTTATCAGATTCTCTAACCAAGAAAGCATTGACCAATCAGATTCTTATACAGTTACCGCGACCAATACCGCAGGTACACAGAGGCTCGCAGCCGGCTCGGTAATCATGGGAGCAAAAAGAGGTAGAGATGCTATTTATGTATGGACAGATACTTCTTTATTTTTAATGAGATTTGTTGGTTCACCTTTTACTTTCTCATTTGAACAAGCAGGAACTAACTGTGGTCTTTTAGGAAAGAACGCATGTGTAGAAGTTGATGGTATCGCTTACTGGATGTCAGAGAATGGGTTCTTTATGTATGATGGTCAATTAAAATCAATGCCTTGTCTAGTAGAAGACTTTGTTTATGATGGGCTTAATTCAACACCTAAAGACCTAGTTAATTGTGGATTAAATAATTTGTTTGGAGAAATTCAGTGGTTCTATTGTAGTACAGGATCAGATGTAGTGGACAGTGTAGTGACCTATAGCTATGTAGAATCTAAAATGCACAAACGACCTATTTGGACCACAGGTACTTTAGCTAGAACGGCATGGGCGGATTCAGCTGTTTTTGATAAACCACATGCTAGTGCCTATGATGCCAGCGACAATGCCTCATACGATGTAACCGGCAATACGGATGGTACTACTATATACTATGAGCAGGAAACAGGGACCGACCAAGTAGATGCTGGTGGAGTTATTACAGCCATACCTTCAAATATTCTTTCAGGTGATTTTGATATTACTCAAAGAAGAAGCGCTCAGGGACAAGTAATAGGCATGCCAGACCTTCGAGGAGACGGGGAATACATCATGAAGATAAGAAGATTTATACCCGATTTTATTTCTCAAACAGGGGATACACAAGTAAGCTTAATTACTAAAAATTTTCCAAATGAGAGTACGACGACTACAAGCTTTACAATCACCTCAGCTAGTGATAAGGTTGACACTCGCGTAAGAGCCAGATCAATCGCGCTTAAGGTATCAAATACGTCATCTGCACAGGAT